AACAAAATGCTCTCATTGGTATCCTGATTCCAGTCCTTGAAAGAAGTATGATACTGGCAGCGGAATATTCAAAAGCGTGTGGTCGTGATACAGTACTTGGTGAAGATATGGAATACGCCATCAAGTATTGTGTGATGTACACAGTTGGTCAGAACATTGGTTCAATATGTCCAGAAATATATGACGAAGAGTCTTCGGATGAAGAAGACATCGAAGAAGTTGATGTGGGTGAATGTCCACCCTTTGAGCGATACACAGGCGATAACTCAACATTTAAACAAATGAATGAAGCCTATGATCGCTGGGAGCAATGGGTTCCTCAAAGTCCGGTAGAAGAGATGTTAAAAAATGCTATTAATAGTAATGAGTACATCGGAGCCGGAGGGATGGACGATTTCTGAATATAAGTCTTTTAAAGCCACGGGAGACGAAGACGACTCGGAAAGCAGCACTGATGGAGATTCCGATGACGAAGAAGAACAAATCTTCGCAAAGTCTCAAGTAGTCAGGAGACCAAAGTATAAGAAGATTGTTCAGAAAGAGGAGCTATTACCAGAGTAAAAAATTTCTATACATATAGTATAAAACTCTCAACCATGGCTGACATGACTGCCCAAGCTCTCAAGACTGTTAACCTTGTTACCCAAGAATTGGAAACCCAATCCCTCAACGCCATTGTTGCGGGCTTCTCTTTCGCCGCGGCGATGAGCTGGATGGATTTGGTCCGTTGGGTCATCCAACAAGTTGTTAAGGTGCCAAAGAACGGTGGTACCCAATACACCCTCACCGCGATCTTGACCACCTTGTTGTCCATCGCGGTCTACATGGTCATCTCCAACATCTCTACTCGTGTCTCCAAGCCAGCGCAACCAGTCTTCGCGATTACTCGCTAAGTTTTGGACGACGCCTCATTAGGGACAGTAGAACAATTCCAACAAATATAATTATACCAATAGAAAGATACTCTTTCCATTTATAAACATCGTCCAACTGAGTTGGGATGCTTATTGGTGGTGGCAACTCCTCATTTACAACTTCTGGAGAGACCTTTGGTAGTCCTTCAAGTTTATCTGTAGATCCTGTAATTTCAAACTTCAATATATGATCCTGATTTCTGAAATCATATGGTATTAATCGTCCATGACTTGTATAGAAAAATTCAATCTTAATGTCTCGTATGAACTTTTGTGGTCCTTTGTAAAACTCATGTGTTAATGGGTCATCGGCATGATGGTAATTTATGAAATCAGACCCATTCAATAGGATGTGACCTGTATAAAATGGTGTAACCGAATAAATCGTTTTTGTGAGTTCATCTGATCCAGCTGTAAGACGAAGAATGAGAGAGTTTGGACCCTCTAAATTAATCGCACCAGACACCACGCTATCGGCAGCAGTTGGGTTTTTAGACGAAAATCCTAAAACCTGATGAGGTGTAGTTAAAGCTACATTACTCAAATAACCATTGGTACCATCAAAAAATTCAAATGAAAAAATGTTACTTGACTCTGTATTTGAAAATGTAAGAGCATTTGTATCAGAATCAAATACAACAGAATCTATACATGTCAAAGGTGGTTGCATTTTAGTATCCAAGTCGCTAGCTAACGTCGCACCACTTGTATAGTTTGTTTCATCAAGTGTAACTTCAATCGTATCATCCGAGGCACCAGAATCATAAATACTAAAAGTCTTATTTGTAGAACAAATTGTTAGCTGTGGTGTAGGTATTCTCGCAGAAACTAAAGTAACCTTTGTTACATCATAAATAGGTTCCTTGAGAGTGACAACATAGTTATTAGCGTGAGCATACACATTTGTATCTCTCTCACCCGAATCTATGTCAAGGGTATGAACCTTCATTAAAATATAGGCACAATATTTTAATGATTGTTTTTGTCTATAAACTGATTAAAAATTAGCAAATGCTGTGAGAAAGTGGGTTGTTCTGGAGTTGTCTCGCCGCTATACCCAAATCGCGTGAGTTGGGGTTTTCATTACCCTTGTACGCATTGAATTGGTGGAATGGTTTTTGTTGGTAGTTTTGAGTCCAACCACCATTCGCGGCGTTCATGCGACCATCAATGCGTGAAGTATCGGAACGAACCGCTGTGAGAGCACCACCTTGCTTGAGAGCGGATTCTCTCACATTCATACGACCTCTGTTACCCATACGGTTCGCCTTACCTCTACGATCTTCTGGGCGGAAACCATACTTCATCAACTCTTCGTTAGTCTTGTTGGTTATCTGAGCAGCAACACTTGACGAGTAAGCACCGCTGAAGTTGGTGATACCTGGCGCCGCGTGGCTGTAGTAAGCAAATTGTTGATCGTTGCGATCACTCCTGAAGCGGGTTGGGTCCTGTGGCATCGTCTGCGCTGAAACCATACGCTTAGCACCATTGAAACCAAGTCCATCGTCTCTGTGACCAGTTTCGGAGCGATTAGTCGTTCTCATCGTCTTTTGATGACTGGCTCTTGGGATCGCACCAGACATACCCTGAGCGCGCCCAGCCATAGTTGGGAGACGAGATGGGAGGAAGGCAGTAGTTTCTGGTTTGTTGTGTGTCAACTGACCAACAACCGCACCCCGACCACCTGTAATATCCGAGGCTGGACCGGATCGTCCTGGAAGAGTTGTAAGTCTGTATTCACCAACGTTAATTGGGTTGACTCGGAACGTCTGCTGGAAACCACCAGTGGCTGGTGTATCCGCATTCACACCCAAACCTGGACCAACCATTTGCTTCTCAATTGGTGAAAGGTTGTTCATACGACCTGTATCATACATACGATCTCTCATAGTTAAGATCTCCTGACCACCACTTCTTTGTTGGTACGCGATATCAGCAAAGCTTTCCATCTCTCGCTTTGATTGATATTCAAGACGTGGTTCAAATTGGGCTTCCTCCACAAAAGATGGAACATCATCATTAATCATACTTTCTCGCTGCGCAGGTGGCGCTTGGGTAACTGTCTGGGTGACCACGGGTGGTTCAGGTTCAGACCTGTTACTCAAAGCTCTGCCAGCAAAAATCAATCCAGCAACAGCTGCAAGTGAAATGGGATCTGCCATTCTTATTTTTTAGTAACATTTTTATTAGCGTATCTTTGTTGGAAAAGTCCGTTCTGGAGTTCCGCACGAGTACTCATTGGTTCATATGTAAGAGTGCGAAGTGGAACTTTACATTCCATATTTGAAAGTGGGAAGAGGTTGCGTTCATATGTTGGAACAACAACCTTTCCGAAACGAGTAGTAGATTGTGGGCGAAGTTGGTCACTCACATCAATGTACTGCGCTGGAGAGCCTTTACCCGCCATGTATGGAGCTGTACCATACAACATAGTGTTTGGTCGGCATCCACCACAGTTCAAAGAACTGGGCTGAGGATAAACAAAGACTTCTTCAGTCGCTTTCACTGGTGGGAGCGCACCCGAATTTTGAACGATCGCAAGACCAGGCTGAAGTTGGTATGCCATTTATTATTACACGAGAATATTTATGTAGATACAGCGGCGTAGCTACCTCTTGAAGATCTCATATCACCAGAGGCATCAAGTCCGGCGTAAGCTTCAAGTTGAACACCGCGAGTATTTGGATCACATGCTCTTGGGTTATTTCTACAAAGATCACCATTCTTTGGTCCGTAGCACCATTCCGCGAAAGCAGTTTGGTCTCCTGGAATCTTGGAAACTGGTGAAGTTACGAATTGTCTAGCGGCTACATTGCGCTGGTATTTTGGCAAAGACGAACGAGAACGACCAGCATCATATGGAATTCGGTCGTCGAGGTAGTTCTTAACAAATGGCTTCACAGTTGGGTAATAGCAAGCCTCAAGACGGTTTGGAGCATCGGTGTAATCGGTCATAAGAACATTTCCCATTGGATTATCTTCGGTTGGTAATTGGCAACCCATGTCACCATTTACAGACATCCCGTATCCTTCCTTAACCATCTTTGACTTGTACATAACATAAAGAACGCCCAAAACAGTTCCACCTAGAACAAAAATGCGTGGGTCACGGCGAATAAGATAAATGACGCAACATGCGTAAATTACAAATCTTGAAGCTGAATTAATTCTATCTTCTGGAGTTTGATTACGGTTTGGCCAGAATTGAGTAACTTGATCAGCTCTAATTAGCTGCTGAGGATCGTCAAACCAAGCCTTCATTTAGTATAACTTGAGGTTTATTTTTTACCCATACCGCCAAGCATGCTTCCCATCATCTTCATGAGCGCATCCTGATCAATTTCACCACCTTCGGTTTGCATCTTGTCGGCACAATCCTTGGCGATACCTTCAATAAGGTTGAGTGTTTCTGCTGGAATAGCCGTAATGGTGGTGCCAAGCATGTAGAGAGTTTGAAGGTACTGCCAAGTCGCAGCCTTAGTATTGTCGCTCATTCGGTTCCAGTAACTCTTGATGTTAAGATCCTTCAACAATTCAATCTTCTCAATCTCTTCAAGAAGGAAGGATTCGTCCTTGGAAGAGATCTTGTCGGCGTATGGAGTAACACCCTTCATGAAACCATCAACAATGAGCCGTGGGTTCGTTTGCTTGAGCATTTCAAAAGATGTAGTCATCTTCTTGATACCTTTTTCCTCTGGAAAAGTCTTGTGCAATTCCACAAGAAATTGGGAGAGCATGTCATTAAACGCAGTGACAGACGCCATTTTCTTATACTAAGGGTTTAATCTTTAAGTTTAGAAAGGTTCAGTAG